GTATCTAAGCCCCCTGCTCCTGAAGTGGAAATATCTACCGTTAGAGGGCTGGGATTTATAACATTGACAGAATCAGTGCTATCTCTACATTCTCCGACCCCTATAGATATTTGGGCATTATTTATCCTCGTCAGTTTTAAATAGTTAAAGTTTCCTGATGGAAGAATCCTTCGTTGACCGCCTGCGTTATAACTCATAATATTTCCTTATGTATATCTATTTTAAATCCCATTATGATTGCCAGCCCTTTAGCTAAGTCCTCAGTAAATGTATGCAGCCTTGTCATAGTTTTAATAATTGCTCTAGCGCCATGTTACTGTCCTTTTAAGTGTTTGGTTCTGACGAGGGGGGTTCTTCTACTGTTGGTATGAAAACTTCTACTTTATCCATGCGATCTAATAACCCCTTAGATTTTTTTGAGTAGTAGTTATCTTTAAACACGCAAAGATTTATTTGTTTGGTTAGTAGATTCCAATCCGAAAGTTCAAATGTTATCTTTCGATCATCCTGCCAATCATAACCCTCTTTGTCGTTTTCACAACCCTCGGTTACTGTATCATCTAAGCTTTCTATTTTGCTCCACGATTTTACTGTGGAGCCTTCCTTGCCAACATAGTTAGTAGCAAGCCACATAAGATGTTGTTCTTCTTTGGTGGTGTGCTCTAGTGTTTTGAACTCTAGTACTTTTTTATTTTTACTCATTTTAGGCTTCCTTTTGGTTGTTTATGTTTGTTTATTTATCCCAAATTTGGACTAGTGTAAGAAAAAGAGCCGTCATGTGTCTTTTTCTCTTCGTTGCACGTTCTAGAATCAACTAGGTTATCTAGATAAGTTTTTATAGAAGCGTTATCAACTTCTGAAGCTTCTGTTATCGTTTCGCTTTTAACCAAACCAAACATTCCTGTTTGTACTTGTAATTTATCACCGGCTGTAAGTGAATCTAAATCTATTGTGATTAATGACATGTTATGTTACTCCTGTTTATTGTTTAAATCTTTAAGCTAATTTTAGGAACCCACTTCCATCAACATAAACGGAGCCTGCCGTTCCCGCTGATGATGGGGGATTAAAAGACAATTCGTTCGTCCCCCCTACTCTTTTTATTTCCATTAATTCATCAAACCCATCTGTACCGCCTGTTACCTTGAACGCCCCAAAGTTATCAGCCCCATCACGGACAAATCCCATTATACCGATTTGTTCGCTTACTGCACTATCATCTTCTACCAGAAATCTTAAACCAGGACCAAACCCATCTACCATCGTGGCCGATGTTTTGTGCTTCATTGCGAATACGCTATTAAACACATTTGTTTGGGATGTTGTTCTTTCGACCTGACCACTACCAGTTCCAGTTACGCTTATAGTGTCAATAGTTCCTGAAAAGGTTGCGTGTTTATTTGAATCTATGGTAAGAGCTTCCTCGAACCCATCTAACCCAACATTTACAACAAATTTTCCCTTATTATCCGCTGTGTCTCTAACAAACCCTATTTGCCCTATTTGTTCATCTACTCCACTAACATCCTCAATTAAGAATCGTAAGGCTGAACCAAATCCATCTACCATATTGGCCGATGTTTTATGTTTCAAACCGAAAATAGAATTAAACACATTTGTTTGTGATGTTGTTCTTTCCATCCTAGAACTACCCGTTCCAGTTAAATCAAAAGTTACACTTGACCCTGGAATCTTATTTATACCAAATGTTTTGTTTGAAACATCGCCATATATAAGTACCCCAGTTGTCTCAGCTTTTACTTCAAAATCACCGGTCGATAAGGCTGAAAAATTAAGTGTAATTTTACCTGCGTTATTGATTTCTTGATGTATGCTTGAAGAACCTCCGTCAAGCTTTGTTCTAAAGTGAAATTTTGAACCTCTATCTCCAGAAGTTACACCATCGGTTTTGGCAGTTATGTCGCCACCAAACCCTCCAAACGCTGCATCATCATAAAAAGCGATTTGAGACATATACCTATTATCCACATTACCGCTACTTCCTTTCATAGTAAGTATAGGAAAACGATTGCTTACTATAGATTCTATGTTTAGAGAAGGATAACCAGAGCCAAGTCCTGATACATCAACATTAGCTGTACCGATTGACGCCCCATTTTTAGATACTTCAACTTTAAAAGCTGTTCCTGTAGTTTGGGCTAGTACTTCAAGATCACCACCTGATAAGGCTGAAAAATTTAATGTAATTTTACCCGCATTATTAATTTCCTGGTGGGTACTTGAGGAACCTCCGTCAAGCTTTGTTCTAAAATAAAACTTTGAACCTCTATCTCCAGAAGTTACCCCATCAGTCCTAAAACCTATGTCTCCGCCAAAACCACCGAACGCGGCATCATCATAAAAAGTAATCTGACCTACATTCCTATTATCTACATTGCCACTAGTACCTTTCAAGGTAAATATAGGAAAGCGATTACTTACTATAGATTCTATGTTTAGAGAAGGATAATCAGAGCCAAGTCCTGAGGGATCAACATTAGCTGTACCGATTGACGCTCCGTTTACAGACACACCAACTTTAAAAGCTGTTCCTGTAGTTTGGGCTAGTACTTCAAGATCCGCGAATTCTGTCGCGTTTAGGTTCATAGTGATTTTTTTTGTGCTATTATTTAATTCCATAGCGTCAAACGATATCATCGCTTGCTTGCCGCCTGCGGGAACTCCGCTAGGTATTGATGCTCTATTCGCTACTAATGTTGCCATAATAATTATCCTTTAAGTTTCTGAGTCAGTAACATCGTTACCGCTTGTATCCGTTATTGTGTTTGCGGGCCCTTCAGTATCAGTAAGTTCATTACCTCCGCCTACGGGAGGGGGACCTGCTATACCACCGCCTTTTGAAGGAAATGCAAAATTTAATCCGAGATATAATGTCATATCGTCACCTTAAGATAAAGCATGAATTCCAGTTGCAGTACTGTCTGTATGAATTACTTTATATACCATCGCATACTGCTGCCCTGCGTTAATAAGCCATGTATCAAACGAGTCATCTAACATCTGAAATTTAACGGTGCCAGCCACATCAGCTTGAAACCCTCTTGGATATTGAGTACTTCCTTTAAAGCCATCCATTGTAATTTCATTTGTATCGTGAGGGGTAACAGCAATACTCTTTACAGGGGGTGCTGAGTGAACTGTTCCTTCTGGGTCTATATCTGGCATAATTTTTTCTCCTTTATAAGCAAAGGCCTGGAGATTCTTTACAGAACCTTGCTCTTGCTTTATCTTCTATTAAAATATTTTTAACTGAATCAATTTCTTGTTTTGTAAACATTAATCTAACGTACACTTGCTGATGAAACAGTGCTCTTTTTCTAAGCTTTAGTTCATCATCCATTCTAGTTTTTATTGGTTTTATAACAAAATCTCTTGCAGCTTGGTATCCATGGTAACCCCCTAAACTACTCACTCCCAAAAATATAGAAAATAATGTAGCTAGTATGGTGGAAGGTTTTTTAACTATTCTAATAGCTTCCGTAGTATCTACTTTAAGCATTTAGTAACTTCCTTTTTTCTTTAGTGTATTGAAACCACCCCAACACTGATTCTTTTTCGTACTTCTTTATAATAGCTGAAATTTTATCGTTGTCAAGATTTGATTTTTGGTATACTTCTGAATTAGTGCTCATTAAAGCAAAATCAGCACTTATATGCTGCGCCAGTGAAGTTATTAATATGTTTCCGTAAGTCCAACTTAAGGCATAGTCTACAAATACTATGTCGAAGAATTTCATTTCTTCTATCTCGATTTGGGATTCTGTGACAAAAGAACAAATCTTTACATTCATACCTTCAAAATAACTAATAAATAGAGCAATGAACACCTCGTCGTCGTCAACCACAGCTATGCTAATTGTCTTTTTCATCCTGGAGGGGGCCTCACGTATGCCATAATTGTCATTACTGCCGTTATTACTGCGGTACATGCACTCATGACCACAATAAGATTAGTTAAAGAAACTGTATTTTTTAATCTTTCGTTAATAGGTTTAAGCGCAGATTCTAACTCTGGTTTTTTTACGTAGTCAGCAGCATTTACACTTGACTGCAACTCTTTTAAAGTTACTTTTATTTCCGAGTAATTTTTATGATCTTGAATTTCTACTATTTTTGCAATTTCTATGTGGCTATCCATTTTAGATTTTAAAGCTGTAGTATCATCTACTACTTTAGAAATCCGTTTATCTTGCTTTTCAAGCTGTGAATAAGTATGTCTTTTAAATTCATCGTCCATGGTGCTCTTTATCCTTGTGTCGGGTTAAAAAACCCTCTATCAACTAATTCTTCTTGTAAAAAATTACCAAAAGCAGCTTTATCTTTTTTCAAAACATCAAAAATGTCTTGCGAAGATTCTTGCCCTATAGTAAATGTGGGACTGTAAGAAATTTCATTTGTCACTGTCGAAGTTCCTCGCCCTGCGTTCATTCTGTTAATGGTGTCTGAGCCTGCTCTAGCGGTAGCTCCTGCGTTCAGCACAGCTTCTTGACCCTTCTCATTTACTTTTATGTTAGCATTTCTGCCTACTGGGAAACCGCCTGATTCAAAAGCTTGCGAAGCTATGGTAGCTGTCTGTGCTGCTGCTGTTGCAGTAGTCGCTATTAAAGCAGGCAAGTTAAGTGGGAAAGGAGCTGAAGCATTAGCTTTTGCAATTGCAAGAGCCCCACTCATAATTGCCTCGCCTAGCATTATCTTTTTAACAGCTTTGGCGTTCATACCCATTACACTTGATATTTGCGCAATAGATTTTATTACAGTTGAAGCAGTATTACCCCATGTAACTGCTAATGCGATTCGCGCTTGCTTCTCTCTTACTATACTCGCTACCACTTCTTTTGAAGCTTTCAACTTATCAGCAGTAGCTTTTTTATCCATAGCTGCTACTTTATCTTCATGCGCCTTTTTCTCTTCAATAATTTTTGCGTCAAACTCTTGTGTTATTGCAAGTTTAGCACCTTCAAGGTTAGCAGCTTGAGCTAGTAAATCAGATTTTTCAGTTTCTAAAAGGGCTAGTCTACCTTCGTGTGTCCTAGCTTGGAAATCTAATTCAAGTTGTTTTACTTGCTCTAGTAATGCCTTACGTTCATCTAATTTCTGTTGGGACAAGGCAGCTTCCGCTGCTGCTGCTTCTTGAGTAATACCTACTAATTCTTTTTCAGCGGCAGTCAAATCTTTTACTGATGTTGCTGTTTCTGCGATAACTTCACTTGCGCTTCCAAAAAGCTCTAAGACACTAGATCCTTCTAACTCTTTAACGTCAGTAACAATATCTTGGAACGACTGTCCTGCTACATCTAAATTAGTATTAGCAAACTTTTCAATACTTTCTTGCCACCCGTCAGGCAAAAACCTTTTAGGTATTTTTGAAATTAGTTTAGCTATTCCGCCTATTACCAAAGCAACATCGCCAATAATTAAATTAGCTGCTGACTTTATCACAAAAACTAAGCTTCCCCAAACATCTTGCACGGCTGCTACGGCAAAAGCAATACCTAATCTAATAGAATCCATGTGCTTTAAAATACCATCCATTAAACTTTTCATCGCAGGCATTATTTGATTTCCCACTTCTATAAACGCAACATTGAAGCTTTGCTTAACTTTGTTGGATTTAAACTCAAAGGTATCTGTAAATTTTGAATAAGCTTTAGCAGTTTCACCGGCTCTATCGCCCATTAATTTCATAACTTCCTTGAAGTTTTTTCCTTCGTCAGCAGCTAAAGCTAAAATGCCTTTCACTCCCTGAATATTAGGGACTAATTTTTTAACCCCTTCCAAAGTTCCGCCGCCCGCTTCTGTTATGTTGTTAAGTATATCAATAAAAGTAGCGCCCTCTTCTCCGGTAACTTTAGAAGCCAAACCTAAGTCTGCCATACGTTTGGAAGCTTCTGGTGTAAGGGAGTTGATAGCAACTAAAGCACCTTGCATAGCGGTAACAGCATCTCTAGTTCCGAAACCGGCTTTGGTAAGTGCAGAAACAGCACCTAACATCTGGTCAAATTCTAATCCCGCAGCTTTAGCAGTAGGTGCTAACACACCGACACTTTCAGCTAATTCTTGTACAGTTGTTTTACCAAATTTCATGGCAGTAAAGAAAGCATCACTAACATCACCTGCTTGAGAGGTTTCTAAGCCAAAAGCATTGATAATAGTAGTTAATCCATCGACTGCGACTGAAGTTTCAGTAGCTCCTCCAATTGCTAGTTGAGTTGCAACACCTAAAAATTCCATAGCATCACCGGCAGCAACACCGGCAGAAACAGCATCAAATAATGAAGTTGTTAAGGTATCTAATCCTTGCCCCGACTGAGCAGACAAGTCCAATACCTCTTTAGAAAACTGCCCAATGTTGTCGCTCATTTCTTTTGAAAGCGTGGCTACTGAAGCCATTTGACTTTCAAACTTTCCGGCAGCCCCCACTGTGGCTTGAAATGCTTTAGCTAATCCGGCCCCTAGAATCAATCCTTTGATGCTAATTAAACTATTAGCAACATTACCCATTGATTTTTTAAACGACCTAGCAGCTTTGCCCATTTTTTGAAACTGTTTGAGCGTAGCTTTCCCTATGCCTTTCATCTGGGCAGTTACGTTGTCTAACAGTCTCGCTTCGACTGAGAGTACTTCGTCAGCTCCAGGCATTAGTTAGCTTCCTCTAAATTATTTTTTGAGAGCTTCATACTCTGATAAAGCATCTTCGTAAACATTGATAGCTGAAATAAAACGTCTTGGAATATCTTTATAGGCGGGCATAGGTGCTGAAGAAAACTTTTTATGATATTCATATTCTGCATGCCATTTATACAATGAAAGAGGTATAAATTTTTTAGGGCAGTTCCAGTATACATAAGTTTTATCTCCAATCGTTTCTAATTCTACTCGCTTCGGGGCAGGCTTCCCGTCGCAACCTCTTTGTCTTGCCATTCTATCATCATGAGGACACAACTTACATGGTGCGGTAGGAAGTCTCCCAATGTGATAACCTGCTAGTATTCTAAACCCTGTAGTTCCTCTTCAGTTAAAACAGATTGCTCGTTAATCGCTTCTTGTAGCTCTCTTTGTAATTCAGCAGAGAGTCTTTGCATAGAAGTCTTGTATACTACACCACCTTCAGCATGAAATTTAATTTCTACTCCATCGCGATCTTTAAAATTTGACCAACCGAGTATATGTTTTTGTAATGTTGCTATTCTGGATTTTCCACCAGTTAAAACTACGTGAGTAGTTTCTGCTTCCATGTACCCTGCGTTATCTTCAGACTCGGCTATCTCTAACCCGTTTTTTCCTTTGAGTTTAAATATAGGCCATTCACTTTTAGGGATAACATCCTCTCCTGCTAGCCTATAAACTTTAGGTACGTATAAAAATTCGTGAGTCTGTGATAAGCCACGAATTTTATTGAGCTTTGCTTCTAGCTCTGGTGTAATCTTTTTTTCTTCTTCTGTATTCATAATATTGGGCTCCTTTTCCTTTTATGTTAATGCTTATGATTTAGATCCTTGTAAGATTTCGAATGTATCGTTACCGCCTGTTGCTCCTTCTGGAGGAGTGCCTTGAGTAAGTAAGAAATTGGTTGCCGATGTTCGTGCCCCATTTCTATCACCGATTTCTAATCCAATACGTTGAGCCTTTGGTGCGGTTAACCTAATATCAGGGTCGCCTCCATTAGCTACAATAATTTCTAATGCCATTGCAGTGCAATTTATCCACTGCGTATATATTGGCTCTATAGAAAGCTGCTTCATAGTCGGGTCTACAGTCAATGTAGGTTCAAAACCTGCTCTGTAGAATCCTTTAATACCAGTGCTTCTGGAAGGATCTATCCATTCTTGAATGTCATTGTTCATTGCAATTTCGAATGTATCTAAGTCTTGATCGATTCCGTCTACTGCAACAGAAGTAGATAAAACAGCTCCTGGTTTGATAACTGATAACGATGTAGGGTCCAAACGACTTGCAAAAGCGCTGTCGGACATAGATGTAAATGACCCAGAAAATTCAAATTGCATTTGAACAGGTTCGCCTACTGTGCCAATCATGAATGTCACATTACCCATCATTCCTTGAAATCTAGTAACTAAATTATTAGCAGACGCTCCTTCAAGTTGCTCGATCACAGCCATAGTTAAGGGTACATGAGTCATCTCTACGTGAGGTACGAAAGAAATACCATCTACAGCAGAACCGACGGCAACCTCTACGTTGTTGTCCCAGCCGATAGCTTTCATGCCACATGCTTGTACAAGTTTTGACCACTTAGGTTCTGTAGTTGCTAAGGCACCGGGAGCCATGTCTACAGTAAAAGAAACTGTTCCTCTTTGTCTTCCTGGTACTGATATAGCGTGGTCTAAAGTTCCATCTAAATATTTTCTTCTATATTCATCGATTTCTACTGAGTAAGATACATCATTTCTGATACGTACATCAAAATCAGCATCGGCTAAAATTTCCCCTGACTCATTATAAGGTGTGCCTTCTAGCTTGGCGACAATGGTTGTTTTATTGGTAAGAAACATCTTGTGTTCTCCTTGAATTAAAAATCTTGAGTTGGGTCGCCCACCTCAATCCTGTAGTAAAGTTCTATGTTATATTCCACACTCCCGTAAGGCTCAGTGGCCTCTATTCCGTTTACGAAGTTATTAATTGGGATAGTGTTAAAAGCGGTTCTAACTCCTGAAGAATTAGGGATGAAAAAATTGATGCCGAAATACTTATCCATATCTGCTACAAAATTTTCTCTCATTAGAACAATATCCTCTGGAGACTTTTTGCAATTTTCTTCGAATAAATGGCCGTATAAAAGTATAGATGCTATTTTGTTAAGACCTTTTAAAGAATTACCGCCTGTAATACTGTTTGTGTAGCGTTCTCTTTGCCACAAAATATCTACTGAAGGGTATTTCTTTCTTTTAGCATTGTTAGCAACGGCATTAACATGCACTTCGCCAATGTCAAAAAAGTAACCATTAGATTTAGAAATAATATTTTTGATGCCATAAGCTAAAGCCTCTCTTATCTTAGTACGAATAGAGGATAACCCAGACGCTCCCGTAAGCACAGGAAACACCAAAGCCCCAAGAGTCAGGCTAGAGTTTACAGTAGGTGACCCAGTTAAAATCATTAACTAGCCTCCACGTATGTCAGCGATGAACATTCTACTGTCTCGCCTACAGCAATCGTGACTGACGAGGTGTCAGATTCTAAATCTGCACCACTCCCCACAGCCCCGACTGTCCCTGAGAATATTACTGTTTCATCTCGGTCAACAACATCAAATTTTATTGAAGCTCCTGCTAATAACCCGGTACCATTTGTAATAGCATCCGCAATTGCTGACCCATTTGTTACAGTTAAAAAAGCGGGGTTACTTAAAGGTAACTTTGCTAATACATTATCGCCTGAGTCTTTTAAAAATAATTGGCCTTCAGCATTTGTAGTTCCGTTATTAACATCGTCAACAACAGCTTGCGCTCGTGCATTCTTAGTAATTAAAGGGAAAGATATAGACATTAAAACGCCTCCTTGAGTGCTTTCTTAGCAGCATCTACAAAAGTTTCATACCCAGACCCGCCCATTAATTCTTCAGTTACAAAAGTTTTTTTCGCATGTATGTTAGAACCGAACTCATGTATGACCGCATAATTCATTTCATTTGAAACCGTAGCAACAACATCTTTACCTTCGTCAACGATTACGGGCAGCCATCTTTTACGTAAGTCTCCACTGATTTTATTTACACCTACGTCACCTTGCTGCCCAGAATAATATTTAGCCCTAATATCTTCTATGAATCTATCAGCAGCTAATGTATAGTTTTTAACTGCAAGTCTACGGAACTTACTGTTTTTCCTTTCTAAACTTTTAATAAGTTTACCCGGATTTTGTACTTCAAAAGAAAAAGACATTAGTAAAGCACCTGCCTTCTGAATTTATTAATTAAAGAACGAACTTCAGGTTGTAAATCGTTGTATTGATGTTTGGCTGTTGGCATAGCTCTGCGAGAAACTTTATCCTGTTCTACAGAACTATTTTCAAAGTCGCTTTTAGTTCTTACATTGTAAGAAACTTGTATGTCGCATGCTGTTGCAATTTCTGGGTAAACTTCTACAAAAGATTGGCTGTCTACTGACGCTAATGTGGCTGAAATTCCATTAGAAAGACCGTCTTCTTCGCCGGATCTAAGGCCAAGAGATTCGGCTTGCTTAAATACTCCGTACAATACATCGACAGTCATAACATTAGAAACTGTATTAAAAGTTTTTATAATTCCAAATGCTCCAGACTCTAAGCCTTCTATAAAAGAATCTACAGGGAAAGTTCCAATCACTGATGTTAACGTATACGTAGATATTGAGGTAGTAGTCGCTACTCCTCCTATGTATGTTGCTTTAAGACCACGTTTAGCGGGGATCTGAGCGTATTGCAAGACTATAGAATTTCCTGACCTACCTACAAAAGAATTAGACAAAGCAGTTTCGCTTCCTGTAAATTCTCCAGTTGGGTCAACTGAGACTGATTCTATATCGGAAATTTCTGGGGCTCCTACCCAAAATTCTCTTTGACTTACATCATTATTAAAGTATTCTGTGCGAGAGATCTTTTCAAATTTTCTATCGAGGTATGCTTCTATGTTAGCAGATACCGCATTGATGTATGTAACAAGAATACGGCGATCTTTAGCACTATTATCGTCTAGGCATAAAAACCTTCGTGCTCTTTCGTAACTTGTTAATAGCATATTAAATCCTTATTCTTATTTTATTAAAGTGAGAGTGACCGACTCAGATGCAACTCAAAGCCTGCCACTCTCGTTTAGCAGTTCAGTGCTAAGACTTAAACGGAAGCAGTACCGCCATCAGAAACATAATCCAAAGCAAATGCCACTGTTTCTTCTTGGGTTACAGGTGCAAGTCCGTCAAACTTACCGAGTAAGACTGTCACGCCTAGCTCGACTGTATCTGTGCCGACTGTTGAAACTACTCTGATGTATCGTTCAAAGTTTTTAACTCTGATGCGACCTACAAAGAGAGTCTCGTGGTTTGCTGTAGTGATTTGAGCGAAAGCAGCTCCAGTGATGTCTGCATAAGCGTCAGCTACAGCATCGTCCGAAGACTCCTGTAACTTAACATCTGCGGTTCCTGTTGCTGTTGCTGTGCCAGCGTTAAGAATTATGAGTGCTTCATCATAACCCCTAGTGTCAATGCCGTCGCCGTTTACCGCAGCAACTGCGTGGTCTTGGGCTGCAATACCTACTTCGGCTTTCAGTCCTTCTTCTAGTGCTTGTATCATTTTATTTCTCCTGTTGAGAATTGAAGTTTTAATTAATCAAAGTTGCCCTATACATCAGTCATTGATGTATAGGACGGACGGTCTTTATGACTTATAAGTCATCAGAGGCAGTCATCGCATCAGAAATAGTTGTGAAACCAGTTTCGTCTTTGATGTTTGAGTCTAAGCCTTGGAAAGCTGTGATCCAGATTTGTCTCTGAGTCATTGCTGAACCAGAAGCATTACCTGCAACATCAGATGCTTTGATTTCAAAACCTTCCCACATACCTACTGTAAGTTGGCTCCAATCACCAAAGAATACGTCAGAACCAGAATTACCAGTACCCTTAACTGTAGTATTACCTAACAAAGTAGTGGTTCTGATCTTGTAGCCTAATGTAGCTTCAAGTTCTGCGTGGCTCATGATAATATTGCTTCCACTAATCGGTTGTCCTGTTCCTGAAGGTTGTCCAGAAAACTGTGCTACTCTTTCTCTTAACATGTAAGAAAGAACTTCAGGTCTAACAATGTAACCTAAGTTACCGTTAAGCATGTTAGCAACATCGATGTTCATTGCCATTTCAGCAGCTTTATCGATAGTGAAACGCCCACCATTTGTACCAATCGCAGCAGTAGCAGTCAAGCCGCTAAAGTTAGAGATACCTCTTGGCACTTTGTCCGTCCCAGAGCCAGTTAAAAGGGCAGTATTAATACCAAGGCCGAAAGATTTAACTAACTCACCGCGAATTACGCCTTCAATAGTATTAGACGACTGGTGCATAAGTCTCCGAGAAACTTTGGTAAACGCTGCAATAGTTTTGGGACGAAGAACAATTTCTCCAAAAGTTGTTTCACTTTCAGTAGCTTCTTCTTCTTCACCAACCCAGTATGCAGTTGGTCTGCCGGTAGTTTTTGGAATAGGTAGCTCGCCTCGTAAGTTACGGAGAACAGTTGGCCCCATCTCAAATACAGGAGTGTTAGCCACTGCTAACTCAATAAGTTCAGATGTATGTTCTTCTGGTATTAAATACCCACCTGCTTCGCCTGACTGAGCATTGTTACTTTTGAGTTGTGCAGTTGCCTCAACAACTTCTTTTTCGTAACCTGCATCGTCTGCCCATTTACCGTTGACTTGTGCTTTAACACATTTGGCAAAAGAGAACTCTTTTTTCTCAGAACCTTCTAGGCCTGAAAGAGAAGCTTTTCTTTTACCCATTTCTTTTAACTGTTCAGCCATTTTTTCGTCAAAACTTTTTTCCATTGCGGAAAGTTCGTCAGTGGTAGCTACGCCTTCTTTGGCCTTTGTAAGAACTTCGTCTTTGAATGTTACGAGGCTCTTTTCTATTTCTTTTAAATCGATTTTCATTGTGAAAAATCTCCTTTTAAGGTTTAGGATTATTAACTGGTAAGTTAATCTTCCAGTTGTATGTTAATGATGCTTCCTTCTGGGTACAGAGCCTCGTCTTCAGAGGGTTCGCCTATGGTATCGAGGTCAATATCGATAATAGTCTTCTCTTCAGTTCCTTCTCCGTCTTCGTTTCCTGCATCGGGTGTAATTTCTTCTTGCGATGTATCTGCTGTTTTAAGCAGAGACTTTAGTGCATCAGTAGCTAGGGTCATGCCCTCGATAGCTGCTTCAACTGATTCTTTATTTTTCTTAGACAATACAGCGCCTGCTTTAGGTATAGTGAGGTTGGCTTCTTTAACCATCTCTGCTAACTGTGTCTTAATTTCTAGGGCGACAGCTTCTTTAGTAGAAGGTTCTTCTGTCTCGACAGTTTTATCTATAATTACAGTCTCATCTGGTGAACTAACATCTTTGATCTCAGCTAATAGCTCTTCACGAATAAAGCCTTTTAAGTCTGATTTCTTGAACATACTTTTAGACATTGAATCTTGTAAAGCATTTGCATTTGCCGGAACACCGCACACAGAAAATTCCATAAGTTCGCTGTTCTCAAACATCAAACCGTACTTGCCCATACCTAATTTTTCTTGCTCTTCTGGTGTAGACATGTGAAATTTTGTAGGATTAAAACCTACACTACCTGCTTTCATAAACCCAGACTGTGCCATCTTGAAAGCTTTGTCCGCATCTTCACTAACATCTTTGCCTGCGAAGAGGATGTTCATCTTGAGCTTTCCTTCAACCACACCCACACTAAGGGCATTACCCACAGGGAAAGAACCGTAATCGTGAAAACCCATGATGACAGGATTCTTTTTAAAGTTTTCAAGGTTCCACCCATCTTGTTTAATAATATCACCCATGCGATCTACTGACTCATCGGAGCATGTATAGACAAGAACTCTGCTCTCGTAGCCTTTTTTGTATTCAACGCCTATTTCTTTGCAAGCTTTTTGACAATCTTCCATGGACATCTGCACTGCAACCGGGCCTGCTTTGTCTGAAAAATCTCTTTGTTGTCCAGTAGCACCTTTTATTTTTAGGATTTCTTCAGGTTTCATTTTATCCCATTCGAACTTTTTCATACTATTTACTCCTTGTTTATGCTTGCGATGTTACAAAACATCTACAGTTAATAACATTGCCCGCACTAGCACTAGGGTCAAGCGGATACATAATTGTTTCACCATTGTTAAAACCAGTATCAATTTTAGCGACCTCTTGATCTAACGATGTGTGAGGGAAATCAGAGTCGCTTGCATTCCTAACTTTTTTATCGTCAGCCGTTTGCCATTTGATCTTAGTAATACCATTGGTTTTATAAATATTCATTCTTGTCTGAGAATGTATTGAATTTGATTCTGTCGTTGCAATAGTCTTAGAATTAATTCTTCCTGTATAAACTTTGTTGACTTCTTTCTTTACTAACTTAGCCGTAGCAGCAGTTCCAAGGCCTTGCTTCGTTGCTTTTTCGATTGCTTTAGATATAGCACTTCTAGCTGAGTTGAAAGTAGTTGTGTTTATAGATTTTATTTGTTTGACTCGTGATCTGAAAACAGTTTTCATTTGGGGAGATGTAACTTCCCAATCTCCAACACCATCAGTAAGCTCTATGCTCAAAACCTCAGCTTCTTTTTCAGCCATAATTATATACTCAGGCAACACTGCCTTTCCTAACCGTATATTCTCTGCTGCTTTAAAGCTTGTCAATTTTATTGGGTCTGGTTGGTTGTCTGCTTTGATTACTTTTACCGACTTATTGGCACTCGCCCATTTATCTACTTCGTCTAATATAAGATTTCTTTGCTCTCTTAGGTAGTTGTTTATTACTTTATGGAACTTTTTTTCGTCAGGTATTAAGACTTGATCTAAGTAAGCTGACTTCAATTGCTCTATCAATTCCGCATTCTTGGCTAATTTCCCAATGTCTAGCATCGCAGCTTCCACTGGTTCGATAGGTTCTGATTCTTCCTCAGTTGGAGTAGCGGCAGATGTAGGTTCCATTTCTGGGTCAGAAACGGGGTCAGGTTCGGGCTCTAACATCACTTGGTCGGCAGGTTTCAAAGATCCTTGCACTAATGCAGTTTGTAACCAGGGGTATTGAGCTATTGATAAGTTAAGCTCTAGCCGTTCATTTATTTCTGAAACAGGCACGAACAACTCTGCTAACTTTTTAGCTTGCTCTAACTTTTCAGTGAAATCTTGTGCAAGAGCCATCACTAGAGAGTAGTCAGTTTCTAATTTAAACCTACCGCCTTCAGCAAACTTGACCCACTGATTAGTGAACGCTCGCATGATACGTTGGTCTAAAGGTACCAATGTATTTTGCCAAAATGATTTATCAGCAGCTTTAGAAGTTGCAAAGTTAATATCTTCGTAGACACCGATGTTAAACTTAGGTACTCCATAAGCTGCTAGTACTTCTTCCCTAGTCCATTTACGCTGCTCAATAAATTCCATGTCCTTGTGAGACTGTTGGAACATCTGATACTTCACTCCGGAATGTAATAGAGCTATTTTACCAGCGTTGTCTTGCCCAGAATACTTTTCTTCGAAACTTTCTTTTATCTCTCGCCCAACTTCAGGCTGTAATTCAGCGTCAGATTCCAATACACCACCTAAGCTCGCATTGTTATCAAAGAATCTTTCGTTCAATGTCTGTGCTTTGAAATCTTGCCTTAAGCCTAACCTAGCCGCCCATATAGGGCTCTGTCCCCTCAATGGATGTGTCGGATCAACTAAATGTATTCTGATAACTTCATGAGGCTTGTATAGAATAGGAGGCTTTGTTTCATCGGGCCAGAACTTCCAACCCAATAAAGTTATACCATCCGATTTATCTACGATAGGAGTTACGAACTCATCACTGAATGGATAAAGCTCTTTAGGGATTTCCCCGCGCCTTAAATCTACTGGTCTATCAGTGAGAGATTCAGCGAAAATAAAACACTGGCCCCCTTTAGTTTTTGGAGTAGGTAACTGTAAATTTAGAATAACATTCTCCCAAAAAGTAGCACCTTCCATCAATGGGTTGGGGTTTTCGAGTAATGTTAATATAGGATTCTCGTCAATGAGTTCTTTTTCTGGGGTATTCCTAACGTCAAGAACTCTAGGTAGCGGTATTAAATTTGTCGTGATAGCACTTACAGCAGCATAAACCCATACATTATTAGCATAAGGATTTGCCATTTGCTCTTTGTTATCGTTTATTCTGAAGGAAGGGGTGAAGAAATTAGGTTCGCCGTTTGGGAAAATTGACCCGGCTTGCTTTGCAATTGTAGCTGTTATTTCTCTAAACATTGAGGCGGACATTGCTGCGGGAGCATCTGAGCCTTTTTTGTCTCTAAGAGGGTAAGTTTTAAATTCTTTCATATTATATAACTCTTCTTTTTCTGTTTACGGCATTGCCATGCGATACCCCACGCTATAATGGAGTCATCATGTTGCCCTTTATCGGCTTCGTACCTTCCGCCGTTATCAACGAAAGTTTTGCACTCAGCCAAGAATAATGCGTCATTGACTTGCATATATCTTTGCTCAAGTGCTTCATTAAGGCCATCAAGAAGCAGAGGCCTAGTAGAAGCATTAGTATGCCACCCAGGACGGTTCTCAGTTTTTTGTTGGCTGTACTTATCTTTATCAAGAGGTCTTTTCCTGTAAAAAACATTCTTGTAATGTAATGTATTGAGCACTGTGTTCATTACAGAGTGACCGTGGTTGTTTATTTCGCAAGCGAACATCGCACCATTGTAGTCTTTGCAGAGAGTTATACATTTTCTTGCAAATACCTCTGGCCTCCAACGACCTCTTAAAACTGCAACCTGCTTACCAGATTCTTTTTCTATTATGCCACAGACACTCATATCAGAATTAGCATTACCTTCTGACGTATCTGCTCCGGCACAATATTCTACATTGGGCTTTGGTCTTTCCCAAATAAGTAAATTATCGCCTTCGGTCAATGGTTTATTTAAATTTTTCATTAACCCGTCTATCATTTGCGGGTCGAAGAAGCTTTGGCCTCTTACTAAGAATGCTTGAACCCATGTCTCAGGATATTCTTGTAAGAATAGTTTTTTCAACTCATTAGACTTATCAGCGCGCCATATCATCTGAGCCATTGAGAGGTCGTACTCGTTCATAATTTCACGTTCTTCTTGAGTTACGGTATCCAACCATTCTTCTTCTTGGAGTTGGGTTGGGAGTATAACATTCTCAGGATCTAACCACCATGGATAAAATAGCGGTATCCATTGATTGCCACCTTCCATTGCTTCTTTATATTTTTCGTAGAACCACCCTTGAGCACCGTCAGCAGTGGTTTCTAAAACTACTTCCCCATGTCTCGCAGCTTCAGTCACACCGGCCATTAAGTTATCAATGGTATCATAGTCACCTGCCCAACGACTTACTTCAGAACCATGGGCCCTGTATATGTTATCGCCACGAGCGAAAGAACGTGAGCCTGCTGTACCTATGTGAAAGTATGTATTGATGGCGGGGATTTCGATAGCGACTTTAGAGTCCATTATTTTATGCTTCAACTGAGGATCTAACTTAGCCATCAGGTTGACCATGCGGAATATTGATTTAGTGTTGGGGATAGTGTCCGCTAGGGTCACGCATGTAGTATTTGGCATTGTAGTGACTACCCTATATGATAGGGCTTGTTCCCATGTTGTCATCCCCATTCTTCTGGATTTGAGTAACAAATAGCGGGCTTTTTTACCTGCTGCTAAGGCCTCTTCTTTTCTTTGCTGATGTAACAACTGAACTTTTTTAGCTTTGAGGTTAACAATATTAGAGTGTAGGTTCTTTATCCTAATGCGGTTACTTAAAAATCTTTCGAGGGTTAGAGCCCCGGCTCCTGTAGTGTCTAAATGTACGTCAAGCATCTCCAACCATCTATTACCAGACATAGCATAAGGAGAGGCAGCAGCTATCACTAATATGCCTCTGTGATAGTCAAGTTTAGTTCGTCGGAATCTTCTGCCATCTCTAAGAACTTTTTGAATGTAGTGCCTGAATTAAGGACTGCTCTGTTTCCTTTCAGTTTGCCGAAATACTGTGCAACAAGTATACACCCTCTTGTGTGTGATACAACATTTCCCCCATGGAACAAAACATAGGTTCTATTGGGGACGTTTGAGACTGCCCATGTTGCTTTATATTTGGGTGACTGAAATTTGGTACAGGTGTATTGTCCTGCGGGTATTGAGGATCTTCCAACTGCATTCTCCCTGTCAGGCGGTTCTAAAGTTACGCATAAAACCTTACCGTTAAATACTAGAACGCCAAACGTACCTTCTGTCTGGTGATCTTCAACTCTTATTAATCTTAGAGTAGCTATTCTCATACTATTATGGTAGTCAGTTTAAGGTTAAAAGTCAAGTGGTATTATTTTACATTGCCTTTGTGTATATGCACTTTGAACGCTCTGAGGCCTTGGCCTACAGGTATACACTTGGGCTTTGGGGTTGTGCACGGGTCTTTCATTCCGCCTCTTTGCTGTTGGCCGTTGTTCAGCCATTTACTAATTATTTTTATTAAGTTCAAAACTTCCTCCTTATGATATCATCTTTTGGTTAGGGGGCATTCCTTCAGTTGGCCTTATTACAGCTACTTGTTCGGAGATGTCTGTAATAAAAAGTTTGAGAGTTTCGGGATCTTTGATATAACGTACCGCAGCGTCGAACACCACACGAGTGATATTGTCGATCATCGTATGATTAACTTCGACCTTAATCTCTTTGCCATACTCATCACGATACTTTCTTTCTAATAGGAACTGTGCAGCTTTAGATATAGTAGAAGACACCTTCTTAGGGTTGTCCTGCATCAATGTCTTAAGTAGTCGCCTCTTGTTATCAGCTCTGTGGTAATCAACTTCATAGGCAAAGTTACAGTAGTTAGTCTTATACCAATGCTGCACTCTCTGTGGCGGAAGTCTTACTATGTTGGCAACGTCAGTTAAGTTTGCACCTAACTGTACATGTAACATAATGTCTTTTATAATCTCTGGTGTGAAGCCTTGCAATGCCTGTTCCGACGACTCTGGATAGTAGAGTTTAGTGTCTTCAACAGGAAGCTCATTGATCGTTCGTTCTGGTAGTGGTTCAGCTTCTTCCATAGTGTTTTATTTTATTAATGCGTTAAACTCTTGTCTCAAGTCTGGTTGCTTAAAAGCCCCTCTTAGCGCAGATGTGATCATAGATCTGTTTTGCTTACCTACTCCTCTTGCGCACATGCAATGATGCTTCGCTTCGATAACTACCATTGCAGACTCGCATCCGTCAATGTGTTCGGTGATAGCATTAGCAACTTGATCAGTTAGCTGTTCTTGTATCTGCAATCGTCTCGCATAGACATCTACCAGCCTTGCTAACTTAGACAAGCCAACTACCTTACCGTTAGGTATGTAACCTATGTGAACTTTACCAAAGAAAGGTAGCATGTGATGTTCACACATACTGTAGAACTCTATGTCTTTACATATTACGAGAGATGTATTATCAGAAGAGAACACTGTGCCTAGGACATCTTTGGCTTTTTGATTGTATCCTGAGTAGAGTTCTTTCCATGACTTAACTACACGCTTAGGTGTATCTAACAAGCCTTCTCTTGTTGGGTCTTCCCCTATGTGTTGTAGATAGCGAGTTATGGTAGACATGGCATCACCATCTTTGCCTTCATGCTCCCATGGGAATACAAGCCAATGCCCGTCAGCCTTAGTGCATCCCCAAAACTTTTTATCGGGATACATCTTCATCCATTTCTTTTCAGTAGCTCCTGAGTCTATAATGTCGTCAACTATTACATTGCACTCATGTGCATGCTGAACCATTACAGCTTTGCCCATTACATGTAAGAGCATAGCGATGTATGTACCGCCTCTAGGGACACCATACACTTTAGTCTCAGGAGGTAACTCCCAATAGTCATTTATCTCATCTCTAAGATTGTCCCATGTAAGGTTTACGGTTGGTTTATTATCTTGTGTGTCTGTAGGCTTAGTCTCCATGGAAGTCCTAGCTCCTTAACTTTTTGAATGGTTGCATTAGTGTTGAATAAGTTTATCTGAGCGTCTTGCTTGTCGATAGGTTGCAAGAAGCGTTGTATGCTGTGACTGCTTACTTTAACTATTACTTTATTAAAGTCCTCTGGTGTGATCTTTGGATTAGGGTGAGGGTACAATAACTTTAAGGTGGTTACATGTTGCCAATCTATTTTACATTCTTCTGGAGATAACTTAGGGCTACATGTTACGAAGTCTAGTATGCTTAGTATAGCAGGCTTGTTAACGGTGCCGTTAGTTTCGACTTGCGTGGTGAAACCTAACTCATGTAACTCTTTAACTAGGTCTACTAGGTCGGATTCTTGTTGTAACAAGGGCTCACCTCCAGACAGCACTACTAACATGTTAGTCTTGCCTCTTGTTAGATGTGCTACTTCGCCTACGACTTCGTGTACAGACATCTTCTCACCGTCAGTGAAGTCTGTGTCACAGAAGGGACACTTACTCTCTGCTTGGTCTTCGGGCTTACCAGACCACATGTTACATCCAGAGAAACGAATGAAGATGGCGGGACATCCTGCTGTCTCTCCTTCGCCTTGTATAGTGGGCCCGAATATTTCTTTAACTAATAACATCTTATTTCAGTCCTTTGATGTAATCGACAACCGCGTCTACTATTGCTAATGACAAGCGGTACTCGTGCTTCTCTTGGACTTTGGGAATGTCTATCTTGTCTGAGATAGTCTTTGCAATCTTCTCGCGGAACTCTCCATCATCTAACTTCTTGAGGACGTAGCCTAGTGCTATCTTCAGTGCGAATTTTTTAATCATGTTGTTACTCCTGGTTTGTGGGTTGGTTAATCTAATTCAACTTCTACGAAGCAGTTCTCAGTTTCCCACAGCACTATCTTGTATATCTCGACATCAGTGTCTTCGAACAGTCCAGGACATATAACATTAAGGAAGTGGTCTGCCATGTTCTCGGCAGTAGGGTTGGTAGACATGCCGTACTTCTTCTGCTTGTGTCCAATGAGCTTATCTAGCGCGTGAGCTACTTCTATATCATCGAAGAAGTAAATAAAGCCGTGATCCCACTTGTCTTGAATCCAATCGTTGCACTTAGCTTTAATGACTGAGAAGTCTATTACCCTACCTAACGTGTCTAGGGCAAGACCCTTCTTAGGCCTAGCATGTATGTATATGATATAGTTGTGTCCGTGCATGTTATTGCACTTGGACTCGTGCTTGTGGACTCTATGTCCTGCACAGAACTGTAGTCTTCTAACTGCTGTGTATGCCATGTATCTGTCTCCTCTCTTTGCAATTAACACAATCGCAAGTTAAATAGTTGTCTTTGTTATTGTAGCAGTTATATCCGTAGAACTGTAAATCTTCCTTAAATAGGTAACGGAAGATGCGACGCTTAGTCCACCACATTACAGGAAACTTAACTTTGATGCCTAACAACCAGGCAAAGAGTTTGAGTGCTATGTAATTAGAGTCGCCATACTTGTCACCTATGTATGTTGGGTTACGAGTACCCATGTATACGTGAGTGTAACCTTCTTGTTTAAGCCTTAATAGGAATAAGAAGTTGCGTCCAGGCATATCGGTTGTTCCCTGGCTAAGGCGATAGGTTTTTAATTTATGTGACTGCCGTGCTGTATACATAGCAGCAGCTTTATACTCTTTACCTTCATAGAGCTGTCCGTATTTGAAGAACACATATGCCGCTTCTACGTCCTTAACTCTTTCAGCTACCGCTATGCTATCGAAGCCTCCACTCATTAGGGTAGCTACCTTCTTAATCATTTCAATACCTCTTTACCATAGGTTACATGGTAGTTGCTTAAGGGATAGTAGGGCTTCCATGCAAACTTACCAGTGTGAGTGAAGGAGTCAGTACCTACATGTATAGCATAGGCTATTCCAAACGTTGGACTTATTAAGAATGCTAACAGTACTGCCCATACGCTATGGACTACGCTATACATGAACATCGACACACGGTCTACCTTAGTAGGGTTGAATGGTCGATTGACTATCTCGTTGTATAGGAGAGTTACATCTTGGACTAGCGAGCCTACTAAGAACATAGGGTCCTGCGTTATGAGTAAGCCAGTTACACCTATTGATGTATGATACATGATGTTCATACTAGTAAGTCCTTAATGCTCTTGGTCTCTTTGGCTTTAGCGATGAGTTCCTTTACTCTGGAGTAGTTGACTCTACCCTTTTCCTGCCTACATCTATCAATAGCAGCTATAGTAGCGATGTCTATTAGATCACCACATACAAAGAAGAACTCTAAGCCTTGCTGTCGTGAATATAAGAACTGGTCTAGGTAAGCTTCAGTGATGGTGTAGTTGTTGAATGTATCTCGCCCACTATAATATTCTTCTTTAAAACGGTCTTTGGGATTGAGCCCCATGCTAGTCCACATGTTCTTTAGCTTACCAGGGATGTCTTGAGCTTTAGCTTGCTTCATCTCTTGTACGGTAAAGCCTTTCATGCCTTCACGCTTATCGAAGTAATGTACCCGACCAAAGCGTCTGCCCATTGTCCATGTGCTAGAGTCTACAGTCTTTAAGGGTAGTTGATACATCTCAGGGAACGTAACATAGCCTAGCCCATGTATCTTAGCATAT